CTGAATCAAGAGTGCCAGTATATTTGAGGAAGAGACTGCGGCCCGGATCAGTAGAGCCATCAGCAATAGTGGTAGTGTGAGTATCAGCATTCGTCGTAATAGCTTCCGTCCCAAAGGAAAAAGCCTCTGCAATTAGCTCTAAATTGGTATTTGTGGTGTTGCCCCAAGTGCCCGAGCCTTCGCCGGTAGCCAATTCTGAGAGCCTAAGATCGTTGACGTAAGTTACCATTTGATCACCTGTTGTGCGGCATCACGGCCTGCTTTAATTTCTTTATGCCTGCAAACTGACTCATCTACCGATAATCGAGTAGCTCGCAGATTATGTTGTGCTGATTGGATTGTAAGACGGCGTTTGGTTTGTGTCTATCTCACCCCATACCAGAATATTACCGATGCTTGTAGCCATTGAAACGCCAGTGGGGTTAACACCCGCGCCAGCCGACGTGCTTACACCGCCCACGCCAGAGCTTATCTGCTGGCCCGTCACGAGTACGGAATTGCGGGTTTGTTGGGTGACTTGACCAATCGCTGAAGTGATCGACTGGCCCGTGAGCGTGACGTTGGCCTTGGCGTTAAATGTAAAATAGCCAACGTCTGAAGTAATCGACTGGCCCGTAGGCTGTACGATGGCACCACTCTGAACCGTCAGAACCGAGCCGACGGCAGACGTTATCTGGACATCAACGGTGACCAGACTGTTCCAAGCGCCCTGCCCCCATGAGCTTCGGCCCCAACCAGAATCAAACGCCTCACCAGTAACTGAAACAACTGTGCCTGCGATTGCTGCTGGAGAGCCAACGGCTGCGGTTATTCCTTGCCCAGTTGTGGTGAACTGGATGGATTCATGGACTGTGACCGAGCCAACAGCAGAAGTAGCCGCAACGCCGTTAACGGTTACATTTTTTTGCAGGTCTACCGTTACAGCTCCCACAGACGCAGTCGCCTGCTGACCCGTAGGCGTCACATTTTGAAAAAATTGACTACCCCAGCCGCCTTGACCCCATGTGCCTCGACCCCAGCCTTCCTGAGACATCAGTCAGTCAACTTGGATTTAGCGTCTTTCAGGCGCTGAACCGCTGTTCGCATGATGTCCCGAACAGCATTCGTCATAAAATCTGTCGCAAGAGAGGCTTCCATCGTCTCGATAGCCTCTTCAATGTCTTCTAAAGCCGTCATAATGACCTCCGTTTAGGTCATCATAATACGGGCTAAGCGGCGTCAGGAACACCCTGAAATTTTCGGTTCAAAATCCGCTGCACTTTGGAGTGCGTGAGCGGCGGTATGTTGTGCATACTGTTGACCTGCTTGGCTATCTTGCGAGGGCCAAGACCGCGTTTGTGCAGCTTGTAGATCGTCTTCAACACCACCTGCTCTTCGGGTACCTCGACCAGCTTCTTGCGAGTCTTACTGCCCGTCTTGACCTCTTCGTGCCTAAAGCCATACGGAGCTGATCCGCCGATGGCGTAGCCGCGAGATGCCCAGTCAAGCTTACCTGCCGCGAAACGATCCTTGATCGTCGCGTGTTCGATCTCGGCAACCGCTGACAACACCATCAGCATGATCTGGTTGGCCATCGAGTTCATATCGAACTTGGCATCCAAGCCCTTCGATCTGCCTGCGTCTGGGTAGACAATCGGCATCTCACCAAACTGCTCGCAGAAGTACAGGGTGATCCCAATGTCTTGCAGCACAGGAATCAGGCCCAACAGGTCAGAGCTGGAGCGGCTCAATCGGTCAAGCCGAGTGCAGATCACCACGTCATGACGGTCAATCACGTCAGTCATATCTCGACTGGCGGGTCGATCTAGCACCGCATGGGTGCCAGAGATACCCTCATCTGCAAAGAACTCGGTAACCTCACGGTTGTACTTCTCGCGCACAAACTCACTGATCTGCTGTTTCTGCGTCTCCAATGAGATGCCAGACTTGACCTGCTCATCTGTGGATACGCGGACGTAGCCGTAGATGTTGTTTATTTGCTTGAGTGGGTTGCCGCTCATTTCACACCGCCTTTGTAACCGTAATCGGCCATCTCTTCGTGCAGCCGCTGCCAGTTGATATCGAGCGGCATGTTGTCGGTGCTGCGGTCAGCAAACATCACCTGACCGTCTTTGACCAACTCCACGCCGTACACCGCCTTGGGCATCCCATCGTACACAATGTCGATGTCGTGCTTCAGGCAGGTGCGGCGCACTCGGTTGTAGAAAACCTTCTTTGCTTGGGCGCTCACGCTGCGCCCTCCTGCAAGTGTTCTTCCCAAAGCTTTTTCGCTTCATTCGTCGCGCCTATCTTACGAGCCTGTGCCGCAAGAAAGAAACCCAACTCTTCATTTTCAAAAGCGTTCTCGGTAAAACGAAGAATCGCTTGGTCAACTACTTTAGCAGCTTTGCGAAACAGGCCCGGCAGCAACATAGCCTCAACAGGCTGTAGATCGTGCTGCTGCGCGAACTTGTCAAGCTCAAGGGTAAAGCGTTTAGCGGCTTGGGTCACAATTACGTTATCGGTCATCACGTTTCTCCTGTAAGTGAAATTGCATCATAAGGGCATCCGTGTCGATGTGCAACACTTTATTTGAATTAATTGGTTTGTATAGGTGTTTGCATATGGGCACGGCATGTGGTAAGCTGTTGGAAACCAACAACGGAGAACGTGATGAGTTCCGAAATTAAAAAACCGACTTTGGCGATTGCTAAAAGACTGTTCAAGCGTCGTAACCCCGATGTCAAATTTTCTGCCGCTTGGGAAATCAAACCGATGTGGTCGCGTGGTCAATATTTTTCGCGAATTAGGTTCGAGGCCGAAGGTTACAAGCCCAAGGTCATGCGCTTTTACAGCGACCAGAGCGGACTAGCAATTTTTTAAGGAGAACGTGATGAGTTCCGAAATCAAATCAAAGCGCGGTCACAACGTGACACCCGACGAGCACAAGCTCGTCGTTAAGTTTGCCAAGCAGTGCCTGCGGGAAATCTGCAAGAAACAATACGAGGTTCAAATCGGGGTCACATACCCGAAGGTTCAACCTTTGACCTACGCGGACGCCCTCAAGCGATTACAAGTCGAGACCAAATATCGAAGCCAGCGCAGCTACGGTGGTGCTCGACGCATTTCTATTGATCTGAAGGATTACCGAAATAGCTGTACTTCTTTTCACGAATACAAGTCATTTGAAAACGACTCCGTGATCGGCACCATCAAAGACTGCGATGACCGTGAACTGCTGCTCAAATGCTTGGTAGCTCACGAGGTGGCGCACCACATCCAGATGCGGTACGGCCCGTTCACTCGTTACCTCAAAAAGACCTATCACAAGCCGCACGGCGATGCGTTCAAGACGATCTATCGTGAGCTGCGGCGCACGTTGGTCAACCCTTACATCGAACCAGTTCAGGAGGTAGCGTGATGACCCTACTTAAAACCCAGTACCTTCAGCTCACCAACGAAGAGATCGAGCTGCTGTCTACGCTTATGCGTAGCAGCTCCGACGATCCTCGGGTGAACGGATTGATCGGCACCTGCTTTTGGTTCAAGTGCCACGGCAAGGATGAAGAAGCCGAGCTGAAGTCTCGGTGGACAAGTATCGAGCAAAAGCTCGCTAAGTTTGTGGAGGATCAAGATGGAAAATCTGATTAAGCTGCTACGCAACCACGACTGGTATTTCCAGTACAGCGATGACCACAAGGTGTGGCAGCGCGGGGTGATGCAGCGAGCCGCTATAAATGCTGAGGCTGAGCGCCTTGGCAGACCAGAGCTGGTCGAACAAGCCTTTGAGGAATACAAGGCTGGGGATCTGGCGTGGTGGCTGGCGGAGCTGGAGGGTGAATGACCAAGGCGATCTTTTTGGAGGGGATTTTAGCGCCCCTGCATCGCCTAAAATGTTTTCTATTGAGTCAATCCCGAAGTCAGTCGCCTCTCAGGTGTATCGAAAATCACATTACTTTGGCGACAAAGACTTCTTGCACGTCTACAGCTTTGGCGCTTTGTTCGACGGCTATTGCTGGGGTGCTCTTACTTTCGGAGTGCCAAACGCTCGAAACATAAATGGGCTTTACAAAAGCCACGAACAACATGGGGTCTTGGAGATTACCCGCCTTGCTTTTGAGCAAGGTGCTCCAAGAAACTCTCCAAGCAGACTGATATCGCAAGCCATAAAAATGGTCAAAAAACGCTACCCTTTGAGGCTGGTTATTACTTACGCAGATACCGCTCAGAATCACGACGGCGGCATCTACAAAGCAAGCAACTTCAAATACCACGGATTGACAGCACAAAAAACCGACTTCGTTCACCCAGACGGTAAAATTCGCAAAATGAAAGGCGTTAAGTATTCAGAAATGGAGGGCGAATGGGTGAAGCGAAGCCGCAAGCACCTTTTCAGTTACGATATTGAAGGAAAAGCCAATGGATAAATATTTCAAGACGCTAGACGCCGCAGCGTTCCGCATGATGTTGGAAGCCGATAGCGACAAAGCTATGAAGCTTTACCGCCATGTGCTCGACAGGCACCATGACGCAGGGCCAGAGGCCGATTACATCATTCGATTATGGAAACAAGAACGAGGCATCAATGCGAAAAATGACAGTAATAGCTGAAGTCAGCGTGAAGACGCTGGTGGATCTCGATGTCCTCGAAGACCTGATCGAAGACGTGATACTCGAAGCCCTTCACCAAGACGAAGAGGTCGAGGTGAAGGTGACTGCGGAGTTTGTGAAGGTGGCTAAATAGCCACGTCCATTGCGCTCTTAGTCGCCTCTCGCTCTGGCTCACCGAAGATGTCTTCGTAAACGTACTTGCCGCCTCGATATAACGCGCCAAGCGGTGTATATCGCTGCTCATCTGCGCGTATGTAATCCAATAAGTCTTCAACCTGCGGCTTTGCAGATTCGACTATCGGTTGCAACAATCCAGCAATGCCTTCTTGCGCCTTCTGGCTGATCTCACGACCTATCTCGCTGGTGGGGTCATAGTTCAACGCACCACTCACGCCTTCACGCAACGCCTTGATCCGAGCAGCAGATTCTTCATCGGTAAGATCGCCTGCAATCCTGCGTGGTAAGCCTTGCGTAAACTCAGCCAACCCTGCCAAACCGCCGACAATCGGCGCTCCTGCGGCTGTGAGGGCGTCTAAGCCAACCTCAAACGGCGCTCCTTCTGCCTGCAATGTCGCAGCCCTAGCTTCTTGCATAGCGCCCATAGCGCCTAGTCCTGCCGCCGCTGGAGCCAGTATCGGTGGTGCGCTTGCGAGTATGTTGGGTGAGTCTGCTTTTGCGGGGTCAAACTTAGCGTTGATTGAGCGGATTAGGTTTTCATTACCGGGGAATACGATGGTGTGCATTCCGCCAGAAGCAATGTTGGCAAACTTTTGACCTGTTGTATTGTCAACAACGCCCTTGTAGCCAAGGGAGGTCAAAAGGTCTTGCATGATCTGGCCGTTATTCAACAATTCGCCAGTGTCAAAATCTTCGTTGTAAGAGTTGCGAATGATGTCATTGATTTCAGTTAAATCTATTTGATCGTTTTCTATAGCTGAAATAATTACCTTACCGACCGTTTCCTCATTCGCGCCTGAACTCCTAAGACTGTCTGTAAGGTCTGCAAGTTGGCTTTCATAGTCACTCGATTCAAGCTCGTTAGCGTACTCGAATATAGCGTCCTCATAAGCCTCATCGCTATCAAAGTCAGTTCGGAATATTTCTTCTTCTGCGGCGTCGTAATATTGCGATTTATCAATATCAATAACCGTTCTTTTCTCACCGCCAATAACCGCAAAGTCTTTGTTGTTTACGAAGACAGGGTATATCACGCCCTCGTTCTGACCCTTGAGAATTGTCTTGGCCGCGAGGTTAGCGGCTTCTTCAAGCACCCCTCGGTCACGATTTTCCTCAAACTCATCGACCAGCTTTTCGAGTTTAGCAAATACCTCTGGGTCGTTTATCTTGCCCCAAAAGTCTGGGTTTAGATCCCAGTCACTTTCCAAGCTTTCTTGTATGCTTTCAGAAAGCGAGTTGATTCGGCTCGTTAGGTCTGGCCCTTCGCCTGCGTAGTTACGGGAAGCGTCACTCGGAGATATGGTCAGGTAGGTGCCTTGACCAAAGTCGTTGTCTGTGTTCGAGCTTGGCACAAACTCTTCGATATCAAACGTGGAGCCGTGATATAGGACTTGATCGGTCTTCAAGCCCATCTCATTGGCTTTACGCATACTGTTACCAAATTCTTTCAAGGCACCAGCCTGAACCTCTTGCGGTGTAACCAAGCCAGCGGACAGCAACGTGAACGTCAGAGCGCCACCCGTGAGACCGACGATAGAATTCACGTCTACGCCGCGAGCTTCCATACGGCGCAGAATGTCCTCGGTTATCGTCCCGCCATACGGCTTCATCTGGAGCGCACGAATCTCTTGCTGCGTGGGGTTGGCTGGGTCTTTAACTTTCTTTTGTGCATCACCAAACCTAGCCTTGGGAAGCAAGTCAAAAACCGTTGCCGCGCTTGCGTTTTCAAGGACACCAACACCGCCACCGGGCACTGCAAACGGGTACGAGGGGTGAGCCGAGTCGAATATATCGATGTCGGCAAAGATGCGGCCTACGTTCTGGATGCCTGCGTCTCTGGCTGTAAGCTGCTTGGGATCGGCGTTAATCAGTCGCGCAGCGCCGATGGATAACCCACCCTTGTTTCGGAACTGAACGTCCATCATGTTCATCAGCTCTTTGCGAACTGCGTCTGGAGCGTTTCGCCAAGCTTGAACCGCGCTTGGGTCATCAATTCCCTTCCAACCCTCAATCTTTCTGCCAGCGCCAACTCGCTTACCTTTGGCCATACTGCCTGTGGTGCGATAAGACCTCATGGCCTTGTCCAAGGCTTTCTTTGTCGCCTTGGTCATGTTGGCTGCGGCATAGCCGAGCATCAGCTCGCCTGTCGTTGTAGAAAAGTCGCCGCCAGTCGGGGCCATGCGCCACGGTATATACAGCGGGTCTTTGCCAGAATTAGACCTCAAATCTCTAGCCAGCTCTAAAATTTGACGCGATGGCATCTCAGCAGACGCCCAAACCGCGCTGGGGTTGTTGAACATAAAGTCCTGACCGCCCGGCAAGTGAATCGGATCGACCAACTGCACCCTGTTAATGCTTTTAACATCACCGCCTGCACGGGTTCTGTCGGTCATCGAGGTGACAAAGTCTTCGCCTTCAAGCTCTGAAAGCGCCAACCGAGGCATAGGCTGAGTCTGGTTGCTGCCAATGATCTCGGCCTCTAGGTTGCGGAGCATATCTTGCTCTTTTACCCGTGGGTCAAACCGTGGGTCGAAATCACCTTTGACGATTAGGTCGAGGATGCCGCCCTTGCTAAACTTGCGTATCTCCCCACCCTCCGCCTTCAACAATTCAGGCGAATCAAGGTCTTCAAAATCAGCGTTCACCGAGCGGATGTTTTTGGGGTCTAGCGACACAACGACATTAGATGGCTGATAAAGCTTGGCTTTGGCGTGATCACGCGCTTCCCTACGAAGTTCCACTGGAACTTCCATATATTTTTCTCTGGCGGCTGGAGACTGATTGTTTGCTGCGGGGTTTACGTCATAGCCCTTGTTTTTTAGGTACAAGGCTTCTTGTCTGTACAAACCAGATGATCCGACAGATGCGTCCACCACGTTTTCAATGATTAGACCCTTGTGTCCCTTTTCTCGCGCTATGCGAGCAAGGTTGTCTGTAGAAGTTGAGCTGGTTTCAAGATCGAATACTTCGCTTGCAGGCTTAACCGTGCCGTCTGGGAACTCTACGACCAAGCCTTTGGTGGTTATTTTGCTCCAAGGCTCACCCGCTGTGGCTGGGCGAACCCTCAAAAACTCAGATTTTTTCACATATACGGGATAAAGCACTGCGTTTTCGCCTTTTGCATAAGATCCCGCCACCTCTGGTGAAGATGACATGAAAACACCCGTGCCAACCGTCTTGGTCTGACCAGTTTCACGGCTTGGCATACGAAACCCAGTAATATCGGCGTCCGCGCCGTGGTAATACACCGTATCGGTGTCAAAACCAGCCTTTTGAGCCTTTGCAAGACGGTCTGCACCCTTCGCAACGCCTCGAATGGCCCTCGCAACGCCACCAACGACGGGAATTACCCCCACACTCTGAAGCGCCGCTGACCCATAGTTACCTTCGCGCAAATTTTCCATCAAACTGGGCGATCTTGGCCCCTGCATGACCATATCAGCAGTAGAAACACCCGCTGCGGGGAACTCAGGGTACTCGCCAGTGATGTCAACCATGCCCAGAGGGTCTGCAAAAGCCCCTCCGATGTTCGCAAGCTGGGCTGGAGTGAGTTTGGGAAGCTCAGGCTCAGGCGTTCTGCCCATCATCGTGCTGACAGAGCCGCCAAGGTTCATATTTTGCGGCTCAGCGGGCAAAAACGGACTCAAGCCAGACTTAATTCGCTCCATAGCGTGACGCTTAGCCTTGATAACAATGCTTTTAGGCATTGGATCAACGCCAATACGCAAATTTTGCAGCAAAATACGCTCTTCTTCGGTCAAAGTGGGCACCATAGAGGGTATCTCGACCTCTCGACCACCAATCTCAACACCAATAGACAGCTCTGTCATCGGTTTGCCGCTGTGCTTGTTGATAATCGGCCCTATCAAACCAGTTTGAGACTTTAGAGAACCGTCGCGGCGGTAGGCGTCTGGACTCCTGCGCGGTGCTTCGGCTTCAAATATGTCAACTTCACCGCCGTCAGCGAATCTTTTCTCAAATCTTGCCCCAATTTCAGGGTCACCCATCGTTGAAACCCGCGCTGACACGCCAGCAGACGAATTTTTGCCCAAAAAGTTAGGAAAACGCTTCTGAGCACTCAAACTGTACTGGGTTTCACCCTCATCTGGCCGATAGGCGGACACATCGACGCTAGAATTACGGCCCAAGGCACCCTCAAACCGCTTTGAAGCCATGTAATCGTCGCCCATGCGTCGAATATTGATCGGCAAATTCAAACGAGACGCGATTTGGTTGAAAACCAGCTTGTCATTCGGGTCTGGGGAGTCTGCAAGCGCAACAACTTGAGCTATCGCGGCTCCCGTGAAGCCTTCGATGCCACTCAGAGCCTGCACAACCTGATTTTTAACCATGTCTTTGGCTTTTTGCTCAAGCGGATCGATGTATCGACCACGAACCATGCGCTCAAGGCGATCTAAATCACGATCACGGGTCGATCCAGTGACTGGGGGAGCGCCAAATAAGTCGATATCGTCCATGCCAGCCATTACGCAGCCTCTCGTTGGCCGTCAAAGCTCTCTTTCAGCAGGTCAAACCACTCATCGAGTGTAATAACCGCTGTCCGAGAGTTATCTCGCGGCAAATTTTCGTTAATCGCGTAAAGCGGTAGGCATACCCTGATCGCTTTGTTGTTGAACTTGTATATCAAAATGGGCGTGTTGTCGCCACAAGCCGCGCAGACCTGATCCCACCACGCGGGTGCATACCACCAGCCAGATTTGTACGCCTTGCACTCGATGGAGTGGCGCGGGATCTGGATGTCGCAAAGGTCAGCGGTTTGATACTGGTCGAGGTTACGCTTGCAGGTGAAACCAAGGGTATGTTGATCGGCAAACGCATTGATGCGCTTCACGATGTCGCGCTCGAATGTCGCACCCTTGTTTCTTGAATCTGCCATCGGGCGAGTTTATGCGAAAAAAAAATAGAAATAAAATTTTTGGGGGGTTACCTTTGCCCTGATCTTCGGATCAAACCCTGCTCATCCACCCCTTGATTTTTGATCATCCCGCAAAAATCGGATGGGCAGGGTACCTACCTTTCCCCATACACATTTTTGGATACTGAGTGCGCCAAACCTTGCTATAGCTATCGCGCTCGCCGCGCTCGCCATATAGGGGTGTACGGGGGTCGCGCCACAGGTCGATCTCTCAGGCTTTTTCCGACCCCATAGGGTTCCTACTGCCGCGCACGGGATCGCCTGATGCGGCGCTGTGGGCCGTCAGGTGCGCGATAAACCAGTCGAGAGTGGGCGATGACCCAGCCCGTATCGGCCCTGCTCAGAGCCACGCAGTCTTGGCGCAACCAGAGCGCCGCTTGCGCGGCGCGTAACGCATTGATTTTATTAGGATTTCCCCCAATTTAACATAATATCGGCATTTTTCCGAGATTTTGAGGGGCTGGGCGGGAGGCGGGGCCAGAACGATGTTCATTCCGCCAATACATCAAACCGACGAGGTTAGTGATCTTTATCGCTGACTTCCTTCTCTACGCCGAGCAGCTCGTTGAGTCTGCCCTTGATGTCTTCCTTCGTCATCTTCTGCAAGTCGGCGTTGATGTTCAGGTTCTGGCTGCGGTGGATCGTCAGGCCAGCGAGCTGGTTCAGCTCCTTCACTGCACTCACCGCTGCGTTGTACGCTCCGGTCTCGAAAGCCGTCTCCGCAATGTTCCACAGCATCGCCCCGGTCTTCTGCGGCGTGATCGCGTACTTCTCTCGCAGCTCATCCTGCTTCACCCGAACCGCTCGCGTAACCTTCGGGAAGTCGTTGCCGTTGAGCATCTTGGTCGCTGCGCTCGCAGGAAACGAGAACCCCGCTCTCCGCGCAGCTTCTGTCTGCCCACACGCGCCTTCCGTGTAGTGCCACACGAAAGCCGCTTGCATGTCTGTGATGCCTGCCTCGTCATCCGCAACGAAAGCTTGTGGCGTCTCTACCAGTTGCTTTCGCTCTTTCCTTGGTCTGCCTCTTCTCGGCTTCTCATCAGCCATCCACTTTCCTTCAGTTCGTTAAACAACCCCCGC